TCTAAATCAGCAGGATTACGACTTTGTTTATAAACCGCTAAACTTTCTGGAGTAAATTTACCAGAAGAAATTAGCGTATTAATGTTCTCTCCTGACTTTTGGAATATATTTGCAGAAGTTAATTGCATCTCATCAGAACGTCTAATTGCCTGTTGAGCAACATCCGGAGCAACCTGCGCCACTGCTTGAGCAAACTGACGAAGACCGTCAGCCGATGTCATATCAAACTGTGAAGCTAACTGTCTAACTTGAGTAGCTTTGTTAAGTTGCTCATCTCCACCGAGTAACTGATTAATGCCTCGACCAATGCCTCTTGCACCAAGAGCAATTCCATATTGCGCTCGTTGTAAGTCATCAAGCCCTGCAAACTGCAAAGCCGCTGCTTGGTCTGTTAATGCTCGTTGCTGTTGCAATGCAGCAGGATCAATACCAAATAAACTATTTACGATTTCAGCCATGATTATTCCTGTTAATTAAAATGCAGAAGAGCCGTAATAGCCGCCTCCGTAACTACCGAAACCGGGATTGGTTGGAGCGTAAGGAGCTGCAGAATAACCACCGCCACCACCGCTAAAGAGATTACCAAATCCGCCACCACCGCCCATTCCTGCCCCTAAATTAGTAAAGGCAGAACCAAATGGACTATAACCTTCATATTTGCTATATGCAGAGGCAGCAGGACCCTGTGGTTGTAGATACAGATTACCTGCGGATGCACCTGCGTTAGCCTGTAAACGAGCTAATTCTTGGCTCATTGCAAATGGTCTTTCGCCCATTCCTTCTACAGTACGAGCAAGTTCTAGTTGTTTCTCTATTGGTAAGAATGAACCACTAAACAAGGATGGAATGCCTGAAGCAAGTTTACCGCCAGCACCGTATAGTTCTCCACCGAACCGAATACGATTCATGGCTTCTGTGTCTGCTTCTGCAGCCAGTGCTTTATCTTGTTGGAAGATAGAATTGTAATATGCCTGTAATGCAGGATTAGTTGGCGCTCCGCCAGTGCCTGTCTGTACGCCTAAACCACCACGACCAGTAGCATAGTTACGAGCATTGATTCTACCAAATTCAGCAGCACGACTAGGTTGTAATAATCCCTGTCTATCAGAGATGTACTTAGCTGCAACCTCTTGTGGGTTTGCACCTAGATAGTCACCACCTAAATTGAATAATGAGCTTGCTCCGCCGTAAATAGGCTCGGCTAAGTTCTGTACACGAGTAGGATCATACCCAGTTGCACCTCCTACAAAACGATTACGAAGAGCTTGAAGTTCGGGAGTTAATTCATATCCAGCTTCTTCAACTTGCCCAAGTTCATTAGTTCTAAATCGAGAACTTCCGAAGCCAGTAGTTAAGCCAATAGGACGAAACTGTGCCATATTAGAGGATCGTAAAGCAGCAGCACGAAGCGCTTCCGCCTGTCCTCTGGCAGCATCTGCTCCTTTACCTCCAGAAATTAGACCTCCAATTAGGCTAAAAGCTGGACCTGCAAGTTGTTCAAACATGATTAATCACTCCAATAATAAATATATATTATGTTACCTTTTAAACTAACTTCTTGTGAAACAGTTTAAAACCTAACGCTGCAATAAACTTCAAATAACTGGTTGTCTTATATTCTTCAGGTCTTCATGATATATGCAAGAGCATAATATGGAGGCAAGTTCTGGTTTGTACCGCTAGATCCTTCTGTACTGTTTGTAGTTGCTACTGAAATCCCTGTAACTGCTGAGTTAGTGCTAACCGTAGCTGTTGTGTTGCTGGTAGAAATAACAGGGGTTGTCGCACCGCCATTGGAAACTGAGTAGTTAGTAAAAGTGTGTAGATGTCCCGGATCAGTAACAACTGAAGTTGCAGTGTGTGTATGTGACACAACAATAGCATCTTTAGTACCACCAGTCTGTGTATTGCTTCCAGTTACTGTGGAGTACGCTACACCAACAGAATCAGTATGCGCACCAATAACAAACTTATTACGAAGGTCAGGAGTGCTATTAGAACCGTTACACAATACCCATCCTGTAGGAATCGTAGCGATTGTTCCATACCACATTGAAATAAGACCACTAGGAATAGCATTTGCAAGTACAAACGCAGTAGTAGCAATTTGTGTTGTGTTAGTAGCAGCCGATGCCGTAGGAGCAGTAGGAGTTCCTGTTAGAGCAGGGCTGTTTAAGTCAGCCTTGGAAGAAATAGCAGACGCTACCGCAGTTAACTCAGTATCAATCTCTGTGCCTTTAACAATCTTGCCTGAGTTACCAGTAGGTAATCCGTCTTTAGCTGTAAAGTTAGTTGCTTTTGTATAGTTTGCCATAGTGTGTCCTTAGACTAAAGTCTTTCCTTGCTTAATTGCTACGTCTATTTTCTGAATTGAAACTGGATTTCCATTAATATCTGCTTCTAAACCTAACTGCATTACAGTTCCTTGACCACCAGCATTAATGTTAAATCGATCTAAAACAATACCTGAGCTATACTCAGCAATGTTATATTCGGATGATCCGGGGATAGTATCTACAGTAGAGTTATTATATTCATACACTGTAGCAGCATCCAAACTATAAGTAGTAGCTTGATAACTTTCGTTATAATCAAATCCCCATTTAATAGCTACTGCTTGATTAGTACCACCAATTAATACCCAACCAATCTTCTTTAGTAACTTAAGATTTGTAGACGCATCAAAGTCAAAGTAATTAGTATAGTAAGCAAGACGATAACTAGAAGTATTATCAGCATAGCCGTAGTATTTAGCAATATATCCCGGCTTACCTAAGTATAAGTCTCTTGCTTGAGTAACAAATAATGATTTAGGTTCAATACTATCCCAGACTGTGACTCTCATAGAACCATCTTGCAGTGAAGCACGAGTGTCAAAGCAGTAGACAAACTTAGTTGTCGGTAGTGTTAATAAATATATAGCATCTCTTTCATAGTAGATGCTTTTAATCTTAGTTAAGTCTGTCTCAGATGCTACAGCAGCTATTAGTTCATCACGAACATTCTTAGAGATGTCTCGCATTGGCATAGACTTCTCTTGGACTACTCGCTGTAGACTACGAACTCCTGAGTCCGATAAGAACAATACATCTGTTGCAATATTCTGTACTGAATCTCTAGCAATACATCCTACGTTATAGATAACCTCAACAAGAGTTAACGCTCCTGTGTCTAAAGGATTAGCATAGATTGCTATGTTCTTACGACCAAAGAATATAATATATCCGTTGTGTGCTGCAGCAGCGACTACAGGATCACCGTTAGGTAGTACTTCTTGTAGGTTTAAATACCCAGCAGACCCATTTAAGAAATCTGTACCAGCGAGTAAGTCACTGAAGTAAACAGTCTGTGTATCTCCACTGATACCACCACACCAGATTCTTCCATAAGCGGATAGCACCCAGCTAGGCATGAATGTTGCTGTGCTATGATTAGAAGGTAACTTAGCGTCATCTCCTACACGTTGGTAGCCAAATGTACCGCTATCGTGCGAATTAAAAGGATTACCAGAAATAGGTAATTCATGATACACCAACATAGGATGTGCATCTTGTGCTAAATATACATGAGCTTGAAAGTCTGTAACATCTCCATAAGACATTGCAGCACCCTGCCAGTTATTAGCAGTAATGGTATAAGTAGCGTTACCGCTGTTAGTCGTGTTACGCACTGTCTTAGTAGTCATCGTAGTTGTTCCTACGAATAACTTATTATTCCCAGCACTTAACACTTGATTACTACCACCATCAACTAATTCAAATATAAACTCTACTGCATTGCCTGATCCTAAGTCAGTATTAACTGCAGAGTTTACTGTAGTCCATCCTCGTCTTGCACCGATACGACCATACTTATCGATCACACAGTTCTGAGCTTTTAGTGCATACCCAGAAGACAAAGTAATACTAGACTCTTGTAGATTGAGTCCATAGAATCCCGGTGCTGCTATAGACGATGTTAGTAACTTACTAGCCATTTAGACTGGGTTCCATTGAGATTCTTCAATGTAGCGACCCGACTCTAATGAAATTGCATCGGATAAACTTTGACGATATAAAGCATAAGTCTCACCAGACTGTACACCTCCGTCCTCACCACGCTCTGCTTGCGCCCTAGCCAATGCACCTAAGATAACTGGTTCTTCCGGTACTAACAGAATATCAGCATTAACTGCTAAGGGTACTTGTGGTTGAATGATGTTAAAACGAATGTTATAAGCACCATCTGGAATAGGGAACAAATCTACTTGGGTGTCGCCGTTAGCGTTAGTACCGTTAAAGTTATAATACATTGGACTACCCTTTTGTGGGGTCGTCAATAAGAACTGTTCGTCCATAAAGATGGTAGACACATTTCTTAGAAAGAAATTAGAATCGTCATTTAAAACATCAATTACACGAAAGCGTTGACCAGAACCAGTCAATACATAGTTAAAGACATCAGCGGTAGTAGTGGCTGATAGCGTTTCTGACAGTGCATTCCAATTATAAGAATCTTCAACTTGACGTTTAGAGTCGTTTACGAATCTAGCAATGAGCTTAACATAGGCGTTATCGGAGACAGAAGAAGCCTCTGGCTCTCGAAGCCGAATCAACACATCATTTACAAGTTGAATATAGTTTAACGAAGCCATTTGCTATCCTATCATGTTTTCACTGTTTTGTCAAGTAAAATCTTAACAATCCCATTTCTTGAGGGCTAAGGCTTTTCTTGTAGGTCTGCCTTTTTCATCCTTCATCGGACCCTTGACACCGCCCATCCTTGCACAGAAGCTCTTACGCCTTCCAGCCGCTTTAGGCGACTTTGCAGCCGCTTTAGCAGAAACTGGAGGCTTGAGGTTAGCACCTTCTGTTCGCTTGAAGTAAGCCCTTCCTTTGGCGTTTAAACCACCTTCTGGGTTCTGATATGCTTTCTTTGGCATTATTTCTTCTTTTTAG